ATCCCCAACCCCCCCGATAAACAAAAACCCGACGAAAGACAACATGCCTTCGCCGGGTTCTCCTATCCCCCGCCACCCCTGTTCACTGGGCAGCGGTTTCCAAGTTAGCTTAGTTTGCGGGGAACGGGTCATACCAGCGCCAGCCTACCCACACGGGCGGCAAAGGTCAACTTGCTTGCTGTTATCTTGAGGAATCCGCCGCCCCTCCCCGATTGCCCGTTATCCTGCCACGAAAGCCACAGCGGATCGTGTACCTGAAAACTGTCACCCTCGTAACCGACCACAACGAGCCAATGGTAGCCTTGCTGGATTCCTGTCAACAAGTGGTTTTTGAACCCCAAGTCAGCATAATTAACCAGTAGGATAATCGGCTTTCCACGATCTAATTCTAGACGGAGGAATCCGGGAACGTCATTAGTCAGCACGTTTTGCAGCAGCGAGAGGCTAAAGCGACCTGCAAGCTGCTGTAACTGTTTTGCTGTCGTCTTCCCGTAAACGATGTCCGTCAGGTCTTTGACATTAATCGACCCGCTGCCACGCCCATAGAAACGCATTAGCATCGCAATACACGCTTGACCGCAGTCAAAACTACCTGGAGATGTTACGCGGTCAAGTTGAGAGAGCCACTCCACTCCCAACCGTACACCGTCCCCGCTTTCCGGTATCAAGGGAATCTCTTGCAGGTACACCCCGAATCCGCTGACCGTTTGCTCTGCTGCCCATCCGCCGCTTGTGATTTCGCGCCACACGTAGCCACCATCGAGAACCGCCGTCATGCAGGTTACAAGTTGACCCGCAGACAGCTTACCTGTAATCTTGGCGGCCTTGCGTGGGGCAGCGCGGATATTCAACCAGTCAACAATGACGCGGCATTGAGCGCCAAAGGGTGCTGTCATCCCGCCGCCACCAATTTCCAAACGCTGTCATAGCTCATCAAATTTAACCTTTTGCGTCTTCAGGATCGGTTCTGTTGAAGAGTTTGGCGGCGTTGGCTTTGATCGCTTCGGCATCCTGTTTAATCTCATCTAGCGTGACGTTAGTTTCGCCCCGCGCCGCCTTCGTAATCGTGTCCGCGCCGACTGCCAGTAAACGGTTATCGACTTGCGTGAATTTAAGCAAATCCAGCGTCCGCATTTTATCAGCGATACTCTCAAGGCTTGTTTGCAGTGCAGGGCGCAAGAATTCAGGGACTTCATTCCGTGCAGCCTGAATAGCCACTGCCGTAAACTTATTCAACAAGACAAATGCGCCAACCACCACGCCAACCAAAATTGCCAGTATTTTGTTAAACAAGGGCGTGACCTCCGTGCTGACGGCATCGCGTACTTCGGCTTCTAATGCGCCTGCATCTACCAACGGTGCGACGGCGGTCACTTCTGCCGTTGCCTCAACAGTGACGACCTCAATTGGGGCAGCGGTCACTTGGGGCGCGGTGTCCGTGTTAACGGGTAGCGGGTCTTCTGTAGATTGCGCCAGCGCGGGATAGATGGCGGCGGTCAGCAGGAGCGTGGCAAACAAGATGACAAGTATGCGGGTAATGTGTTTCATGGTTAAATCTCCTCTATACACAAGTGTGCTGGTTATACAGTTAATTCGGGAACGGGTTCGGTCAACTCTACGGCTAACAGTTGGTCGGTAGACTTGGGCGCAAGGTCGTGCAGGTTCGTGACCTGCTGCCGCAATTCCACCATCTCCTGAAAGATAGACTTATTCATTTGCTGGCTATCTTCAACTTTCCTAAGTGCGTCGTTGCGCTCATCGCGCAGTCGCTTGATTTCCGCGTCCTTACCCATATCCGCCGTCACAAGACGATCAAGGTTTTTCTCCATCGCTTCAACCCGATTAGCGATTTCTTTCAGGGTCGCATTTTCCTTAGCCATTGCGAGGAGTTCCGCCGTCCGCGCCTGAAAGTCAGTGCTTATTTTTTCAAGTATCTGCACCGTGCGATCATGGATTACTGTTAACTCGCGATGTGAGGCTTTCCAGAAATCCAGTTGCGGGGTTAGTGCGCTGAGTTCGCTTTCAACTGACTGCAAGGCTTCGGACTTGGCGGAAAGATTCATGGTCGCATCTTCAAGTCTGCGCCCCAGCACCCCGTAAGCATCTCTTGACTTTGATATTTCCATTCTAAACTGTTCGGTAATATCAGCGAGTAGGTTATCGCGTCGATTCTCAGTTTCGGATTTAGCGCGGGATGCTTCGATTTCAAGTTGCTGGTTTGCCTCATCTAGATCAAGTTGCATTCGCGCCCGTTCCGAATCCAATTTGATTTGTGCCGCTGCTTCGGCGTGGCGTAGTTCCTGCTTGTATTTCAACCGCAGTACCAGCACACCTATCCAGGGACCGACAATGATAGTTAAAATTGCGATAATTAGTTCGTTAGACATTTGTTTATTCGCGTATTGACCGCGCCCCTCCTTTCTGTACAAGTGTTCTATTTAATTGTAGCATACACGGCGGCTACTTATTAAAGAACCTCATTAGATTTTTTGGTCAGTAGTTCCTTGAGTTTGTCGATTGTATCCTGCATTAAAAGAATGGTCGTTGCGTCTTTGAGCATCTTCTCGCGCTGCTCATCAACGAGCGTCTGCTCACGCCTTAGAACCTTCCGAATCAACAGCCCAACCGTTGGCGATGTTCGGAGGGAAAAATAGCGCGTTGCCAGCACAAGGAAAATAATCACACAGACATCTAATAGGATGTCCACTGAAATCAGTCCGGTGAGTTTCTGGATTCGTTTCACCTCATTCCCTCCTATCCACTTCGGCGCGTACTTGGCAACAAGCATTCTGTTACCCCGTTTACTACACCCCGCCCGGTTTCGGCCAAATTATTTTACCTATGTAAATGTGAGTTTGCAAAGGTTTACAGGGTCGCTTGTTTTTACCCGCCGCGCTATCGGTAGCAGTATGCCAATCCCTAGAACCGCCATGTAAATCAGGCTGATAACTGCGATCACCGGAAAACAAAGGATGCCGATAACGGTGTACAGCGTATTCATCAAAATTGGTGCGAGATACCCCTAGCTTTAGCTATGGGGAGGTAAGCACCTTAGTCCTTTCAATTCTGTCGGACAAGTATCCCCAAAGGGAAAGGGAGATTTAAGTTACCTATGGCTCTCCCTCAAAGCCTGCTCCGCTTGCGCGGGGTGAAGTCTTCCTCGACAATGTTATGCGGTGGTTTTATGTACACGACACTGGTTTAGACCCTCAACCTGTTTAATCGTGTACCGCAGCGTTCAGGGCTGGAACGTCACCCCAAAGTGCCTATCTATATTCACCGCTAACGGAGTTCCCCGAAGGGAACTGAGTCTGGTCAGCATGGCTTGCATTGCTACAAGCCCCTAGCTTTAGCTATGGGGTCGCTGACTCAGCGCTAATTTTGGTAAGGCGTTCAATAACTTCTCTTGCACGGTCACCGCCGTCTTGAGACCCCTCCGCGTAAAACGCCAGAGCGTCAAACAACACTACAAACCGCTGCTTCAAAACAACTAATATAGCCGAATTCTCCTCAGCCACATCAATGTAATGCCGGATGCTGTCGTGGTCAACCGGAAATGAATATTGCTCTTGCGCCTCTTCGAGCAAAAATTCTATGGGCGCATTAAAAGCGTTACCGTATAACTTGGCACGTTCTTTTTCACGATGATGATTCATCGCAAATCCGTCAACATATCTTGTACGGTTTTGAGCGCAATCTCGATTTCCCTAATCGCCATCAGGACAGCGGTAATCCTGTCCAGCGCTGGCTTAATCACACTTTCAGGGTCAATGATTGGCGGGGTCAGTGTGACCGGATCAAAATGGATTGAAAACGTAGGCGCTATGCTGACCACCCATCCAACCGCTGCCGCTGCCGCAATCTTGCGCCAAGTGAAGTCACCCGACACCCGCTCATCAGCATACACGTTTACGATTTCGCCATTCAGCAGTGTCCCGGTTATCTCGCTATCCGTTGACGGCGTACTGCGGATGTTGCTTTTGCCGTGCGCCAGCACAGCGCGGCGGCGTACCGAATCTGGTAGATGAATAGTGTCCGGGTCAACCGCTTGCCCAAATGCAGTAATCGGCGGCATCTTCAGCCATTCAATCGTTTCGCGGGGATAACCCGCCTTGATGCCAGCAGGAGCGTAATGCGTCAGTTTAGAGGCTTGATTACCGTCGGGCGACTGATGCCCAATCAACCCGTGACCACGCGCAAACCACATCGTATCAAATGGTAATTGACCGGGCAGCGAAACCGACATCTGGATCGCATCCAACTTTTGCCCCGTCGGGATGAGGTAGGCGGGGTTGTGCGCTACCAGTTTGATAACGTGGGCAAGGTCGCCCCAATTAGAAATCACGCCATCCGGTTTTCGGTAATGGGTAATCTTGGTCGCCATCGTAAACGTTTCCCCGACTGCCATAAATCGCGGACACCACGCTGCGCCGCTGCCGGGTGGGTCGCCTACCATGTACATCAGGCCGCCGCCTTGCGACGTGTCTACCGTGCGCCCGATTACGTCGTCGGCTGCGTAAAAGCCTTCATATTGATTATTCTTGACTTGGTAGAACGTCTTGCCAACGATGTCGGTGTAGCAGAGTTCTTCAGCACCGGAATTGTGCGTCAGGACGTATTCGCGCCCGTCGCCGCGTATATAAGCAAGGATGTCGAATTTCTCAGTCATGGTCGTTTTACCTGTAGATAAATAGCATCATCTATTTGCCCTTTGCAAGTTGCGTAAGGCAAGCTATGGCGAACTAAAACATAGCGCCCGTCAGAAAGTTGCCCCGTGACACAAAAACGATAGGACGCATTTCCCATAACAATACGGTGTTCAGTGTTAATCTCAAGGCTTGCCCCGCCAACAAGAATAATATTACCTTCTACAACCCATTCTTTTACCCAATTAGCGTGATGGTATATCGTGATGAGAAAAGTCAAGCCCAGAATACACAGTATTAGAATAAGCACACTACACAGGTGCGATTGTTTGAGCAACGCCTTGTATCCTTACATTTAACTCAATATTGCCTTGCGAAGCCCACGCTTGATTCAGTGGGCTATTAACCCCAACGTCGCCTATTCGCTCTTCACATTGAAATCGGATTGGGTGATCCGAATACATTCCGTTGGAGGAATTAATGATTAAATCAGTAATATCACATTCTACATCTACTGCCGTATTTACTGCAATTGCCCACGGGCCCCCATATTGCGTAGAAACATTAACGTTGTCTACCCAAAGCGATATACCAGATGGATGCTGATCGTGATAAGTTAGACTCCAAAAAATAGGCAAATTGACTTGATGATCGTGTATGCCGACGGCGGGAGACGAGGCTGTAAAAAACGGTGCTGAAAATCCGGTTGTTACGTACAAAGGCGAGGTTTTAAATCTGATCTTAACTCTGGTAATTTCCGTCACCGAATTGTCAACTTCAATTTTAAAGTTTGCCCATTTCGTATCACCAGCACCCAGCCCGTTTTGCATGGTATCCGTCCAAGTATTTTCGCTCCAGTACGCCGCAATCGCAGGCCGCCTAAATTGCGCCTTTAATTTCTCAACAGCGTTGACTACATACATCGCTTCATCTTCTACCTGCTGCTGTACGTTACTGATTTCCAGCGACACCCCAAATCCGCCGTCAGCACCCACGCGCTCGTTTACCTTGAGGACGTAAAAGGATTGCTCAATGTCTTGGTCGGGCAGCGGTTTACCGTGTGCGTCCAACACCTGTCCGCGATAGCTGACATTTACCATGTCACCGGGTCGGATCGTCTTACGGCATTTCCTGAGCGTAATCCGGTATACAGTTTGCGGGATGCTGTGGTCGTCTAAATAGGCGCGTCCTGCATCGTAAACCATGTTAGACGATTGCTGTTTACCCGCCAGCGAATTGCTGACAACGGTGATGTCTTCAAAGGTGACGGTCTTCATACGGATGCCGTAAGCGGCAATGCTAGCCTCATTCATCATATACCAAAGAGTTTGCCCGGCGGGTCCGATCATCGTCCGAATGTTTTCACGAGTGGAATAGCGTAGATCAAGCGCCCCGACACCCGTTCCGTTCCCAAAAGGCAGTATCCAGTTGACAATATCCTCGCTGTCACTGGTAACGCTCATGGTTTCGATGAAGGCCACATCATCGTTATTCTGTACGCTGGGGGAAACACTGTACGGCGGCGTGAGGCATTGCAGCACAACCGCCCCGCCAAACTTGCCAATTTCGACCACGTTATCTAGCGGACTAGGCGTGTCCAGTTTTTGCCGTAGATGAAGGCCGCGCCCCTTGATTAATGTTTGCAGCGCCTTGAGGACAGAGCCGCCGTCCATCCGTGCCTCAATGAGGTCATCCATATAGGCGCTTTCCACTTCCACACGCCAGTTTCCCGACAGCACGGTAGCGCTGCTCGTGAGGTCTGTTACCACGTCCTCAAATCGCGTATTTCGGTAGACGCGCCCCGTCAGCACATCGTAGTTCTTGAGTTCGTCCAAAATGTCGGGTCCGTCAAACGAGCGCGATTCGCCCGTTGCCGCAATCCGGCGCTTGCGTTTTCTCAGGAGTGCCGCACCCAGTTGACGGACAACCCCGTTCTGGTTCACGTAAACCCGTATACGGCTCTCGTTATCCAGTAAACGGATAGCGCGCTCATCGCTGCCGAGGATTTCAATTTGCACACTGCCAGCGCCATCTAGAATACGGCTGACGCTGGCGCTCACTAGCGGGATAGGTCCCTCGGCGGCAGTCGATTTGCTCCAGTCAGGAGCGTGAAGTTCCGCCCATAAATACAAACCCGTCATTAATTTTGCTCCACATAAAAACGACTCAGGCCAATGGAGCGCGTCACAGCAACGAGGTTGTAGAAGGCCAAACCCGGTCCCAAGTCCGTCCCAACGGGTGGTAGGTTGGTACTGATGGTTGTTTCGGTGCTGTTGTTCACGGAAAAGTAAACTACGCCGTTAGCGCTGTCTACCCGCGCCCGTAGTCTGTAGCGTGTGCTGACCGCTACCGTGCCGATTGCTGTGCCTGTGGTTTGGTTGCCTGAGTTGTCATTGCATACAGGCCTCCATCCGGTATCTCCGGCAGCAGTGGAGTACCGAAAACCGATTAGCCCCGACCCAGAGGCTTGCGTGTCCACGTTGAACGCCCCACTTCCGCCAAAAATGCCCACCCACACACGAAGCGAACTGATGTCCGCTGTCGTCCGTAAGACCACTTCAATAATCGGGTCATACGCCCGACGTACCAAACTGCCGATGATGTAAGCCCCGCTTAGGGAGTTGATCGTTGCGGAACTGGCAAAGTTGACGTAATTGCTATCCGACTGCATGGATTCGGTCAACGTGCCTGTGGTGGTCGGGGTAGCGGTCATTGTCGCCACGATTGCAGCTTGCGATGCTCTCCACATGAAAAAGCCGCGTGTGCCGGGAACGGGAATCGCGTTGACCGCAGTCGGCGGGTTAAACATGCACCACTTAGCCAAAGTGTGATTCCATATTAACCACAGGACTTCGGCAGGGTCGTCAAGCGTGTAATTCGCGCCATTAAGCCAGATATTGCCGACGTTATGCCGAACCACGACTACTCGCGCTGCGGACACCGAAGACAGCGCCAAAATCGGAATTAGCGAGGTTACTAGATTAATCGTAGACAGATCATCCGTACTGGCAGCGGCTTGCGTGTCCACTAGATGACGGGTACGGGTGACGGTGATCGCATCGCTGACAAGTGTAAGGGTTGTGGGCAGCGCAAAGGCTTGCAGCGTCAAGCCGGATGTTCCCGCGATGAGGGCGTTGATGTTGCCGTCGATTTCGGTAAACCGCGTGTTAAAAAGTGTGGCGTTCCCGGTGTTGCCATTTGTGATAGGTGTATACACTATTAGTTACCTCCAAGCGTCGTAGTAATCAAGTTCAAGTGAAACCGTGCTGGAAAATGCGCCGTTAATCCGAATGCTGTTTGCGCCCGGACGCAAGATAATGAAGCCGTCGCCCACCAAGCGCGTAAACGGTGTAAAGGCCGCCGTCTTCACGCCGTTGTCAACGTGGTAAACCGCTAACTGCGAACTGTCTACAGCAAGCGTTTCGTTAGCTTGCAGACTGCCCTCCCATCGCCAGCGGTTGATGATCTCGCCCCATTCATTCAGGTGTGAGGCTTCGATGACGGTAGCGGTGCCGGGGGTTGCCACAAACTGCATGAGGATAGGGGTTTCAGCGCTCCCGTTATTGGTTGCCGTAATCAGGGTGTCGTTACCTACGCTGGTATTCGTCACCCGTGCGCCGCCGATAATCAGGCTGTTCCCAATGACAATATCGTCACCGATGTACCACGCGCCCGGCCACGCTAACCAGCGCGGGTCTTCCACTTGGAAATCAATCGTCACGGGTTGAAAGATGTCCGTGTACTTATCAAAGCGCTGCGGCATACTGATATTGTTGATCGTGGCATAGCAGAAGCGCTTATCTGCTGATGGGTTACTGGTTTCAATAAAGAGTTCCTGCTGCCCCTTTTGTAGGAGCGCGTTGACCGCATCCCGTTTCGCTGTCATCCCCGTTAACGTGTAATCAACTAAGGTAAACAAAATCGTCACCTTGCCCGATTCGATGGGCGGCGGGAAGCGCCCGTATTCATTGAAACTGCCATCCATCCCCGCCAACCGCGTCGTCCGTGGAACCGCATTCCTAAAGTTATCGGTAAAAGAGGACTGCTGCGTTGGGAAGGTGTAATTGCCAAACCGGACTAGTTTACTGGTCATCCGTTTGCCCTTCTGAGTTCGCGTAAACGGTTATCGAATTTATTAGCGGCATCCGTGCCGTCGGCGGCGTAGATCGTGATATTGAAGTTGTCACCGCCTGCCCCTTGCGCGAGCGCGTTGTTTGGAACGATGCTACCGGATTGACCGGGTATAAAGAGTTCGGGACCAGCCTCGCCCACCATGTACGGCATCCCGCCCATGACATCGCCGCCGAGAGCGCGTCCGGGTATAACAGCCGGAGCGCCGAAAGCTCCTGCACCGCTGATACTCTCTTGAAACGCTGCCAAGTCGGAGGGGCGCATCCCCTCAGCACGTCCGAGAAAATTGTTTACGTCGTAAGCGGCATCCTGCACCCTTAACACAATGTCATTAATGACCCCCAAAAACGGGTCTATCACATTGGTTTTAATCCAGTCAAAGACCCCCTGAAAGCCATCTCTTAGGCTTTGCAATCCCGGCGACACCGCTGTCCAGATACCCGTTAACAGGGTGATGAAGCCCTGAATGGCTGTCGTCATTGGTCCCTCAATGAAGGTCATAATCGCGGGTAGCGCCGTGACAATAAACCAATCGTAAAGCTGCGTAAGGACAGGGCTTACCGTTGCCCAAATCACCGCCAATATGTTGATAAACCCCTGCACAGCAGGAATGACTACGCCATTGATGTAAGAGATGACAAGCGGCAGTCCGGTATTCACAAACCAATCGAATAACTGGATAAGGAACGGGCTTACATCATTCCAGATGCGAACCAGCACCGCGATAAAATCCGTAATGAACGGGATAACCACGCCAGAAATAAATTGCTGAATAGCGGGTAACGCGGAGACGAGAAACCAGTCTGCCAGCGACATGAGCGCAGGGGCGGCGATTGCCCATATTTGGCCTAAAAAGTCAAAGAAACTCTGGATTGCCGGGATAATAGTTCCGGTAACAAAAGTGATGACTTGTGGCAACACGTCAACGAGAAACCAGTTAGCGAACTGCTGAAGAGCGGGGATAACTTGGTCAATAACGAAGGTTGCCACATTGCCGAGCGCGGTTGATATAGCTACGGCAATCTCGCGCATGATACCAACCGCTTGCCCACCCGCCCCTAGAAAGGTTGCGATTACACCCTCTACCCAACCGCCGCCGTCAGCATCGCCAAGAAATGCCTTTTTAATCGCTTCGCCAAGCCCTAGATTTTGAATGTCTTCAATAAATAAACCGATACCTATAACAAGATAATCAATAGCGGCAATAATGTTATCAATAATTGGCTGCACAATATCCCGTATGCCGCCAAAGTTTGTCGCAAACGCGAGGCCAATTGCTGCTACCGCTGCGACCAGTAACCCAATCGGCGATAACAGTAACCCGAACCCCGCGCCCAAGCTGCCGATTAATCCCCCCGCCGCACTTAACGCCATGCCGAGCGGGATGAGGACAGCGCCAACCGCTGCCACTGCCGCCGCAACCATGCCCAACGTGCGGACAAGGGCGGGGTTTTCGGTAGCAAATTTTCCGATACCGCGAATGATTGGGGCGATGCCGTCAAGCATATCCGTAAGGACGGGTAAGAATACCTCGCCAACGGTGATGCTCAGGTTTTGAAAGGCCGATTTCACGAGGTCAAGTTGCGCGGCAAAACTCTGGTTTTGGGTGGCTTGCGCGGCTACTGTTGACCCGTCAACTGCACTTGTGAAGTTATCGGCAAACTCAACAAACGTATCGGAAGCTAACGCCGTTGCGCCGCGTAAGGCTTCCGTATTCGTGATAATGCCATCAAATGACCCGCCCGCCGCCCGCCTGATTTCGGCATACGCGCCGGAAAGCCCCTTTGCATCAACTAATGCTTGTCCGTTTTCGTAGCCAAGACCGTGTATAACGTCAGCGAGTGCCTGTGTCGGGTTTTGGAGCGTTGTCATCATAGCGCCCAACTGAGTCGCGGATTGCGATGCTGTGTTACCTTGCGTAGTCAAGTAAGCGGCTTGGGCTGCTAGATCATCAAATTCAATACCCATCGCGTTGGCAAGCCCCGTAACTTGGGGCAATGCACTAGCGAACTCCCCCATGGTGCCAACCCCAGCCCCGACTGTCCGCGTCAGTACGTCGCTGGCAAATGCTGCCTCCTCAGCGCTAAAACCATAGCTGTTCATGATTGAAATCATGGCGTTGGTAGTCTCGCCTAAATCAGCGTTGCCTGCTTCCGCTGTCCGGTTGGCGGCTTCCAAGATCGCCATGTGGGTCGTAGCATCGGTAACGCCGCCAACGATGTCGTAGAAAGCATCGGCTACCGATTGCGGTCCCGCCCGTGTACCCTCGCCAAAGGCTTGCAGTTCGTTTCCTATTGCGGTAATTTCTTCGCGAGTCACCCCCATGACCGCGCCAATATTGGTCATCGACTCGTCAAACTGGATGGCGCTACTAATGGCGGCGACTCCGAAAGTCGAAAGCGGTGCAGTAAGCGCGGTAATATTGCCGCCAAGTTGCATCATGCTTTGACCCGCGCTGGGGATGCTGTCGCCAATACCTTGCAAGCCGTCTGAGAAGATGTTTTTTGCTTGCGACATGCTGGAACGCAACCCGTCGAGATTCATCTCGATAGAAACGTAGGCCACGCCTAAATTGACACCGCCGCCAGAAGCCGACATTGATCTTTTCCTTCAAAACAAAAAACGCCGCAGAATGTCTAAGACACTCTACGGCGTTCAGGAATTTAAACTTGTGGCGCTCAAGGCGCTCTAAATGTTCTCTTTATTATTCTAGCACATATTTTCTACAAAAAGAAACGGCAGCCCTTCGCTGCCGTCGTTGTATCCTTAAGTTGACTCTAACCCGCTTGCGATAAACTGAGCGATTAAGCCATTCATCATCTTGGAGGCTTCGGCGCGTCCGGCGAGTACCTGTTCAACCGTCCACTTCCGTTTGCGGTGTTTGCCCTTACCCTCATATTCTTCCATCTTGATTTCAACATACCGCCCTAGATACCCGACGGCGCTATCGAATTGGTAAGCGACCCACGTATCTTGTAAACCGATGACGGTTGCCGGACGGCTGCCGAAGTCTTTACTGTTCTGGTACAGCCTCCACATCTGGCTGTGGTTCTTTACGAAAGGATTTGGCTTTCGCTGTCTCGCTTGCAGGCATTGCCCAGTTGTAGACAAACATCTTGTCTGGGCGGCTCACGTCATGGATACTGATTTCACCGTTTTCGTAATCAGGATGCCCGTTTTCTGAAATACGGGGTTCAATGAAAGCTTCGCGGGTTACACGGTCAATAAATCGCCCCATCTTCGTGAGGTCTTCTAAGCCCATATCAACCGTGTCCGTTTCCTCTTTTTTGGGTTTCTTACCTTTGAACTGCGCTAAAACCTGCGCCGTCAGGAAGTCAGGCACATCCCCGTTATGTTCACTCATGAGGATGTCCATTAGGTCAGGCTTTCGTGCCTTGACGACCCGTCCTGACGGGAGTTCGAGTTCTTCAGCTTGCCGTTGCCACTGGCTTGCAGGTGTCGTCATTATGAGAACATCCCTGTAAAGAACGCCTGAAAGTTAACCTGAGAAATCGGGATAGCGGCGGCGGTTTCGTGGCTTCTCAGGCGGATCGGGCTATTTGATGTTGTGCCTGCTGCGATGGCGCTAAAGCTAGCTTCACCGCGCCGGAAAGCGTTCTGTTCAACCGCAAACGCAGGCGTGGAATCCAGTTTGCATTTTGGCATCCCGACTAACACGTTTGCCCCGTACAGCGCCTCGAAGCGCAAGATACAACCAAAGTAAGGTAAGCCTGCCCCGCCAACCTTGAAATCCATCGTATTCACTTGGTTTGGTGTTGTCCCGCTGCCAGACGACGTGTCACCTGTTAACACGGTCAGCGCGGCGCGGTTGATACTGGCCTCTTTAATGGTCCCTGTTACCTTGGTGATGATTGAAAGCAAGTCAGTGATTAACCCACCGCTCATCAGTTCGTCATTCATTGCTTCATAGTCCCAATCAGCCGTGTCAAACCGGGTGACTTCTACAGGTGTACCGTAGACGTTGCTACTGCTGAGTGCCGCTACAATCAACGCGGTTGGGTTGTAAAGTACCTCTCCAAAAAGTGGTTCAGCCATGATCTTTCTCCTCTAACTCCGAATGAAGTAATTCATAAATCGCGCAAACTGGCAGGAAGCCCCGCCTAGTTCCATCGTTCCGTCATACAACTCGCCGCTGGCGTACACGAATTCCGTATACAGGATGGCGCGGTCATCAGTGGTCGTATACTTGCGATGCAGCAGCACCTTAACGCGAGTGATCGCTCTCTCAATAAGGTCATAACCTTGAGGCTGGTAAAAATAGACCTCTGCCGTCTGCCGTTCCGAACCAACTACCGAAGGCTGGTAAACTGTGGAAGCCTGCCAACGGATAACGGCAAACGGCGAAATCCGCGTCTTGCTGACCGATTTCGGCACGTTGCGCCACCCGTCGCCATCAATCGTTTCCGCTGCGTCCAACACCCCGCCCGGTAGGATAGCAAGCAAGCCAACCGTTGGCGTGGTATCGGATGCTAGGATCGCTTTGAACGCTGCTCGCTGTGTTGCCATTGATTCGCTGTTTTCCCGGTAAACGTAAAACGCCGTAGAATGTTAGACACTCTACGGCGTTCTGTGGTTAAAAGTTTACGGCGCTCAAGGCGCTCAAGATTTAAGTATTATGGTAGCACAAAAATTCTACCGTGACAACTATTTTATTTTAACGGAATATGTCGTCCAACATTTGCTTAATCGCGGGTAGGTGGGATTCAATCGAAGGCCATAAAATTTGATAAGCGCCGCCATGACAGACTTCAAGGTAAATCCCGTATTCAACTCCGTGAGACAAGTACAAAACTACCGTATTCTGCGAAAGGTCGGCCACGTAACTTGTGAGTGTCTGTCTTGCATTCCCTGTTCTGTCTTCCCAGTTTGCGTTTTCTTTCGCATATGCTTCCAGCACCCCGCTAAAGTACACGGCAACCTGATTCACTGCATACCGTGTCCGGTTCTCGTATTCAGTCATCGCGCTGAGGATACCGTCTACACCCGCCCATCGCGTCGTGTTTGCTGACATCAGCTATCCATGCTTTCGGCTTTCGCTTGTATCCCGCCGGGAACGTGCTGCACGTTGACGACGCGGTAGATTTGACCACCGTAATCAAAGCGGTCATCTCTTTGCAGGTTGGTATCTAGAATATCATCATCCCCGTGTCCTCGCACACCGAAGACCATCGCCATCTGTTTACCGGATGACCCGGCGTAGCCTTTGGCTTCCTGTCCGCCGCTATCAGGTTCTACGCGGACGGTTTGCGCGGTGAGTAAGACTTGGTTTCGGTCAACGATGATGGATGCGGGAGTGCGTTGGATGAGCGCCCAGACACGGGCGGCGCGGCGTTCATTACTAATCGTATCCTCACCGCCGTTAAGCCAATTTCCGTAGCTAATATCTTGGCTCATGCATCAGGCCATTCTCTACGTTTACGTGGTCGCCCACCCGCCAACGCGCCCCAGCGCACGGACGAACTCGCATCCGCGACTGCCATATCCAGTTCGCCTGCATACGTGGATTCCAGTTTACTGAGGTTAGCGAACACTTGGGATAATTTTTCACTCGCATCATTCTGGTCGTAATCAACATCCTTGACTGCCAGCGCCCGAAGGTCACGGATAGCCAGTATGCGGACGCAAGCCTCTATCGCGGATGTATTCCCGCTGTATTTGCCGTTGGCCTGTACATAGTAATCGTCAATGACATCCGCAGGCATATTCGCGCCCGTTGCGCCAACGTTCCTACGCAGTCGGTTACGCTGTAATTCGGTGGGTGCCACGACTTACCTCCTTGACGTGCTGCCAGACGGCGCAAACGCTATCTGTGAACTGTTTCCACGAATACCGTGCGCTGGCATACAACGCCTTATCATGCGCTTCCTCAAGATAGCGCTGGCGGTGATCTACGAAGTCGGTCATCTGGGTTGCCATATCGTCAACGTCTGCTTTGCCCCATTCGCCTAACCCGCGCAGCGCGTCGTTGTCAGACCAAGCGCTTTCCATCGTTGATGTGAGCGGATAACCCCATAGCCCCAAGTCATCAGTCGTCCCGCCCCAATCAAGGGCAAAAGCAGGCGCACCAGTTGCGGCAAACTCACGCGGCGGCAACCCGAAACCCTCACGTCCGGCAAAGAACATCGCATCACATTGGGCGTACAGCATTGCCATTTGCGTATTTGTCATATCGGATTCAAGCACTTCAATGTTGGGGTTGGTAATCCGAATAGGGAATCGTCGCGCCTTCATCGTCAACTGGACATGCTTTGAATCGCCAAATGCCCGTTGAAAGGCATACGCGACCTCATGCGACCCCTTCCGATACCCGCGATCTGCAATCGTCAGCAGGCGCACGGGGGAACGGTCAACGGGTCGCCGTGTGTACTGGAACTCGTCACTCACACCCAGCGGGATAACGTACAAAGGCGCTGTCACCCCGTTATCGCGGAATACGTCAACGAGGAAACGAGCAGGCAAGATAACGGCATCAAAGGTATTGAGGATGGCAGCCCATTCGGGCGGAAGCTGGGTAGACTCCCACATGGTTATTGCAATCTTCACTCCCGCTTGCATCCACCACCCGTACCCCTTAAAATTGGTAGGCCAGCCCATCAAAATCCCCCCCATAGCGGGTTTGATATACACATCGCTGGCATCACCCATCCGGTTAACATGCACACCGGAAACAACAAGCCGGCTTGCCAGTTCGCAAGCTAGTCTACCATAGCTATCAGCAGGCGACCAGTTAGGCGCGGCGAGGTTGATAATTTCGTTCATGCTTGACCCCTTATGCAATACAGGGGTTTAAGCCAAAGCCTAAACCCCTGTAGGAAATGACAATGAGCGACCCTATTAAGACGCGGGTAGGGCAATTTTCTGAACGGCGCGAAGCGGGTTCGCATAAACGCCACGAATAAGCGACCAGACCGTTTGGTCTTTGATGAAGCGTGACACATCGGCGTTGCCTTCATCCGTGTGCAGGTCACTTTTCAGGATGCTTTGGAAATCGGAGTCCCGGTTTGCCAGCGAAATCAGGAAGGCGGTGTTTGCAGGGACACCCGCATACGTGGTGACTTTTGCGCCACGTTTACCCGTCCAACCTTTGTACACGATCACTTTAGAAATCATGTCAATTGCGCCGGACTGGTTCTCAAAGTTCTGTTGAGGGACGCGGCTTAACGCACGTTCAATACGGAAGCGCGAGCCGCTGCCCACTAGTAGTACGTAGGGACCATAGCGCGGATTAGCCGTGTCGGTTTCGGCTTCTACAATCGCGTCTTCCAGTGTACGGATCGTTTTCTCAATAACACCCGTGCCGTCGGCGCTGGCAGCAACTGAGTTAGTGGCGGGATAGACAAAATTGATGATCGGGTCAATATGGATAGCGTTCATTTTCGCGCTAAACGCCCGGCCTGCTGCACGTTCAATCAGGGGCATAAAGTTGACCTGATTATAGATGAGTACGTCTTCCGAATACTCAAGGCCAAACGCATACCGTTTCATGGGAATAGTGAAATTGCTAGACAAGACAGAGGCAAACTTGACCTCGCCACCTTCCAACACTTCATCAACAACTACGCCGCCCGGTCCCATTTCGAGGACAGAAACATTCTTCGGCGCATCCGGCATGGGGATGTCGGTGTAGATGTCACGCCAGATTTCCGGCTCTTCTTCGCGTCCCGCAAAGACTTCGTAGCGCTGACGGATAAAATGGGCAGCGGGAAAGTCACCCGTGCCGACAAATTCCAGAATGGGGGTGCCTTCGGAGTTCCGATTCCCACTCATTTTTATATGCTCAGCCAATTTCACGCCTTCTGCAAAGGAAGCATAAGCGCTGCTTTTTGCCCGGCTTTCGCTTGAAATAAATTCAACCATGATGATTACACGCCCTCCGGCAGTAAAATGCCCGTCACAAGTAATTTTCCAGAAAAGCTCACCGTGTCGCCTGCCGCCGTTGCCTTGCATAGCGCTTTCTTACCAGCACCGCTTGTAGTGCTGTAAGCAGCGTCAGGGACGTTATTGGTCGGGGCGCTTGCCAGCGTTACGTAAATGGTGTCGCCTTTGAGGACGGTTAACGCTGTTGGAAACAGGAATTGGTGTTCGCGGCGATCAATCGTTACCGCAATCGTTTCGCCTGAATTACCAGAACCTTCCGCCAGTCCTAGCCAGCCTTCGCCGTAAATAGGTTCGCCGTTCCCTGGGACCGTTGCTACAAGGGTTACGTTGACGGCTCTTCCGTCGCTTTCAAAATATGAAGGTGCCATGTGTTACTTCTCCTCTGGGATGGAGACGTAGGCTTTCCAGCCCTCGCCTAATGTATTGTTCGGATTCTTTGGGTTGCGCTGTGAAACAGGTCCCATTTCGGCGGCGACTGCGGCCTTCAACAGCGCCTTGATTGACGGGCGATCCACAACCGATTGCACGGCTGCCTTCACCTGTGCGCTGGTTGTTGGCTTCTGCATGTCTACCAGTTCACGGACGACGGGCTGCACGTCAACAAGTTTGACCGCTTCCGCGATTTCAGCCACGATTGCAGTTTCCAGTAAACGGGTATTCTCTTCACCCATTTCTTTGACCGCTTCCACGATTCCGGCTTCCTTACCAACCAGATCACCGATAGCGGCGAACTCTGTCAATTTGGAGGCAGTGGCAACGGCGGCGGTTTCCAGTTCACTCACTTTTGCTTGAAGCTGCTCAGTGAGCGTCTTCAAGGTGTCGCGTTCAACGGTAATTTCCGTGAGCGCTTTATTTTCATCGGCCATAACGGTCTCCTCTAAATTATTTGGTGTTAACATTTCGCTTGTTGGCATAGGAACGGTACTCATGTCCGGTATTCCCACTCGTGCCGGATCAGCTAGATCAATACTAATCAGCCGATAATCTACGATTTCGCCAGCGTCTTCCGTTGGTTCAACTGCAAAAATCGACGTGCCAACGGCAGTCTCTAACGCAGAAGACGTTTGTATTAATATTTCCGCGTCCGCTGTAAGCGCAAGCATTTTAGCCCACGCCGTTTTCGTGAGAGGGTTGTAAACTGCCGCAATCCATTTCACGGCAGGCAGTTCATACTTCGTGCTAAGTTCGTCCTCGCGCAGATGTCCCCAGCGTCCGCCGGGTCGGTTGGTGTTGACTTGGCGCACCAGCGACTCCACGCTCCGCTCACTGTATACGCGCCCGTTGCGGCTCGTTGTCACCTTGCCAATTGGCCGGGTATCAAAGACAAGCTGCGACGGGTCGGGGTTGCCACTGGTATCCATTTTCTTGAGCGATTTCGCCAGCGCTGCAAGGTTGATACTTCTGGGCAGCGGAATGTCCGGCGCGTCACCCGGCTTCACCATTTCCACCATCTCGAACATCAATTCGGCTTGCGCGCTCTGCTCGGCAACTACGCTTCCTACCGTCGCCATCTCCTGCACTGGAACCTCTTTACGTAGTTCCCATGTTTGCAAGTTAACGTAATCGTCCGCTGTAAGCGCAAACTTGTTGACTTCTAAGTGAACGGCATACGGTAGTGAAATGTAATTGCTAGACATCGATTCGCTGTCGTCGTCATGGCGCGTTTGCGGCGGTGGATAGGCTAATGTGATATGAGGCCGCCACGCACCCGGATAACTGTACGCGGATACCTTCATCCCCATTGCTGCCAGTTTCCAGTACAGGTCGCTTTGCAGATACACAAGATGCGCGCAGGACTCGATGGAGAGCGCCAGCGCGGGGTTTTCCAGCGTTCCGAATATGGTCATCCCCCACGCGCCCACCCCAAACAGCGGTAAGTGATCGGGGGTTGGCATCAGTGCGATGTCGGTTTCGCTGCCTGTTTCCAAGTAGACAAGGGTGATATGGAAGAATGCCGGGTCAATAAATTCCGTGCCTTCAGGAAGCGCCCGGCGTAGGTAATTTTGCAGTTCAACTAAAGTCGGGTGGTTCGGTAGTGGGATGTTGAAATACAAGCCGCTGAATTCGCGCTCGTAACCCCCATACGTAAGCGGCATTTCCTGCAATTCCGTCACCTCCTTTGGTGTGTAGTTCCAGAGGCGCAGCGACGGCAACCCCTTAGCGATGAGGCGCTCCGTCCGCACGAATTCGCCGCCGTTGCCCTTGCGCCACATGCGGACTTTCGCGCCCGGTTTTTTCGCATTGGTTTTCAGCGTTTTCCCGTCATCAAGTTCCAGCGTGCCGTCATCGTGAACGGATTCGATTTGCCCGTATGCCCACGACCCGCGATAAGACCAGCGCACGAAGACACCGCTGGCAGCTTCCGTTATCTGTTCAATCAAAAGCAACGGAACAGGTGTTCCGTTTTCGGTAGGCTGGATTTCAGAAGTCGTGCTATCGGTTTGTGGCATGGAGTCCCGCCAATAAAAAACGCCGCAGAATGTGTTAGACACTCTACGGCGTTCTCGCAATCGGTATACGGCGCTCTGGGGCGCTCATAATTAATGAATGCCTTTATTTTAATGGTAGAACATTTGTTTGTCAACCTTAATTCAAAATCCCGTAAACGTTAACGGATTGCAGAAGTTGCCTATTGACAATATACATATTTTGGTTTATACTTATTTTTATAGCTTAGATAAACACCCGCGCACACGGGGAAGGAAACAAAATCATGGCAAAAGTAACCACAGCACAACGTAACGTATTAGAAGTTATGGCAAACGGTGAAACGATTTTCACAGACTATCTCGGCAAATTCAAATTAGGCAACAAGACGGT